TTGGGATCGGATCTTGGAGGCAAGGTATTAACCAAATTATATGATTCTTCTGGTACTACTTTAAATTCAACGGCAAACGCTTTAAATGTTTACTTGACCAATGCAGGATTTACTGCAACAGTAAATGTTGGTGCGAGCACGGCTGTGTATAATTACAACAACTTGCCTCTTGTTGTTGCGGGATCTACTTCTGGTGCAGCCATAGTAGTAAAGGGGGAAAATGGAGATGCAATTGAAGTTACTGCAACTACTCCTCTTGATGTAAATGTCACAAATGATTTAAGTATTGATGATATTGCAATTGTAAATGCTCTAACGCTTGAAACTACTCCACTAATATCTAAACTGACAGATATAAAAACAAATACTGCCGTTCTTTCGTCTATTAAAACTGACATAACTAGTGGAAATATTAGAGCTAAAATTTCAGAAATTACTAGACCATCAAAAATAACTAGTGCAACAAAAATAATTGCTGCTACTACAACGCAATTAAATTCAAATACTCCATTACTTGTTGGTGTGACGATAAAAGCAAATAGCACAAATACTGCTATAGTCTACATTGGTGGACCCCAACTTTTAACAAATCCAAATGATGGCTATCCATTAGAAGCAGGAGAAAGCATTTATATAGAATGTAATAATTTAAGTTTGCTCTATGCTAGATCAGCCGAGGGTTCTCAAAGATTGAGTTATATTGGTTCATAATGCATGTCAGGAACTAGACGAAATACTAAACGAGTATATACCCAAAAAGATACAAGATCATTTTATCTTGTAGCAAATGATGTATTTTATGGTTTAATATTTTCTTCTACACAAAATTTTAACTTCAAAAAAAATAGAAATCTATTAACCATTCCATCTTTTCTTTTCTATGATAATCAAGATAAAGTAATAATAGACTATAGCAATTCTAAAAATGAAGACGATTTATCTTATATTAAATCGTTTTTTAATTCACTCACTCCTGGCATTACTTTTACAGTTGAAGATGCACTTTATGTTGATGACAAATCACAAATAAATGCAAATTTAAGTGGCATTTTTACGTTTAGTTCATTTGAGCAGGGTAAAATTATAAAAGCAGAAATTGTGTCTTCTTCTAGATTGCCAGATACAAATGATTCTTACCTTTCTAAATTTTTTACTCAAGTTCCACAACTATTTAAAAGTTCTTCAACTTTATCTTCTAAACAACAAAAACAAAATATAGTTAAAAATTCACTTTCAGGTGGAATTTATTCTTTTAATAGAATGGGAATACAAATTGGGGATTATATTGAATTTGGTGGAACTGAATTTAACGATGATAAAAAAATAAAAATTATTGACATGTTTATTGATGCCGATGGGTTTGAAAATCTTTTAGTAGATGAAGAAATAATAAATGAAAATTTAATTGGACAACCAATTCTTTTAAATTTATTTTATGCTGGAGATAGAGAATCTAATCCAAATTTAAATGATAAAACATATGGAGTTTGTGTTTCTCTATCTAATACGAGTTGCATTAATGTTCAAAATAAATTTTTATGCGATGAATTTTCATTTAAAACAAATTCACAATTTCAATACAAAGAAAATACTTCATGTGAACAAGAAATTGAAACAATTAGTAATGTTCAAAGAAATATTGAAACAGTACAGGAAAGAAATTTAGAAAATTTAAGAATTCAACAAGAAATTACGAATCAAATTAGAATTGTTCAAAATGCTACCGGAATGTCAATTACATCACCAATTTCTACAAGTACAACTGTAAATAAAATTACATTTAAACCAAAAGTTTTTAGTAAAACATTATCGCTTAAAATATCTAAAAATTCTTTTGTAATTGATGAAAAAGAAACAAAAGAAATAACAGTAAATAAAAATACAAATTTAAAGTTTATTTTAGACAATCCAGTTTTAAAATCTTATGATTTTAATTTTTCAGAATCAGAAAATAGTTTACAAGAAATTGTAGAAAATGTTTTAAAGGTAAATAAACCTGGCTTTTCAAATTCATATTCTTCAATATATACGGGAAATGTAGATAAAGTTATTCATTTCGTTTCTTCTGATTTTAAAGTAAAACTTAAAATAGTGATAAAATAAAAAAACCCGCGTTAGCGGGCTCTATTAGAAATTCTTTGTGCTCTTCTTAAATTTTCTTTATCTGCTGAATTTACCATAACTAATTCTGGCGCAGTTTTATGATACCAATCCATAAAACCAACATGTGGTTTTACATCAGAACACTTTATACATTTTGTTGTATATGGAAGTATTTCTAATCTGGCTTTTGGGATTTCACAACCACAAGTTTGACAGTTCATTGTTCTTTCTCCACACATTTTACTAATTTACGTTGAATTGCATAAGTGCCATCAATACGCATTTTTCGTTCTGCAATTATTTTTTTCCCTAATGGGCGTTTAGCAAGTTGACGAATCAATTGATTACGAACTGCGCGCCCTTCTGATTCTGCTTCTATGTCGATTAAATCCCATTTACGTTTAGCCATGTAAATAGTATATCAAATTTATTATATCTGTCAAAAAACAAATCCCGGTTTTTCAGATGCGGGAAAACCGGGAAACCCCACTGCTTAGGCAGCCATTGCTAATTGGTTAGCAATTATATTTTGCAACTGTTTATTTACGACACTTGTTACCCGTGTCGGGTATCTCCTTCTTCAATACTTTACGACAGTCGAAGCCAGTTCAGCCCCTTAGATGCCCCGCTGCAACGAGGACTTGTATCGCCATTCCCAGAGGTTGCAGAGGTTCTGGGTTAGGCTAATGGAGCCGAGGGGAATCGAACCCCTGTGTTGCCGTATTTCTATCCAATATCAACAATACCAATGTTATGTAGTGCGAGCAGGAGGATTCGAACCTTCGTAGGCGATGCCATCTGATTTACAGTCAGACCTCGTTGACCACTTGAGTATTTATTCACAAAATACTTTTACAGAAAAAATACCATCTTTTTGCTCTTTTAAAATTTGGATTTTTTTAACTATTCCATATTCTTTATTGCCAATCAATTGATCACCAACAGCGATGAATGGTCCACCCTCAAAATCTACCATCCAAATACCATCTTCCCCCTCGTTTGATGCGGCACGATAATACTTGCTTTCGCCCTCTACAAGATACGAATCATCACTTTCTTTTGTGATCGTGCGAGTTTGATTATACCGGGATTTAAATACATCTTTCATAATATTCTCCTAGTTCCTTCGCTAGGATTCGAACCTAGACAAAGAGATCCAAAGTCTCTGGTGCTACCGTTACACTACGAAGGAGTAAATTTTAGCACAGTAATTGTTCATGATAATTCCTGATGCCGTACCAACATTGATGCTTCTCACAGAACCATACTGAGGAATATAGAGAAGGTCATCACACATACTTAGCACGCTCTCAGGAACACCTATTTGTTCCTGACCAAATATCATAACATAATGAATGTTTGGATCAAACTCATATGCATTTACGTCTTGTGCTTGAGAAACATTGTCAATTCCCAATAGTTTAACTTTTCCTTCAAACTGGGAAACAACTTCTTCAACATAGGTGCTGAGATTTTCAATGCTTTTGACATGGCGAAAGTTGGTGTAATGATGCGTACCGACAGTCCCTCGTCGGTCGTATTTCTTGTTACCATAGATTACAACCTCTCTCGCCAGAAACGCATTAGCATTCCGTATAACGGTAGCAATATTAAAGTCGTTGCCAATGTTGCAGCAGACAACAGAAAAGTTATTACGCTTAACATCAAGATCTGCTCTAATCGCGTCATCAGTCCAATATTTATAATGGTCTATTAAATTTCTATTATCCATTTCCAACAATCTTATAATCCATTGAAGTGCGGGATTCTTCACATAAAGTCATATAGTGAGAACCATCTCTGCATAAGACTCCAATGTTTCCAGTTATCTGACAAGTTGAATATGAAGTGTCTTCAGCAATATCAACGGCTGTCTGAATCTTTTTATAAAGTTCATCGTCCTTTGTATTCATCATGTAATAAAATCGAAGACCACCAAACTTCTCCTTGATCTGTAGAACGCTGAACAGAGGCTCTTCAGGAGTCTCAGGATTTGCTTCAAGGGCTTCTTTAAGAATGACAGACAGTTCAGAGCATAGCCTGTCCACGATCTTATACCAGCCAGAAGGAAGATCGTGGTATGCCGTCTTATCCAAATGCTTGAATACAATTGGATAATGTTCAATCAAAAGATCGATGGGATCTTTTGTGTCTACAATTTCATTTTGATTCATTTTTAAATTATCTTCCGTATCTTATATTTCGTTCGCGAGTTATTGTTTCTAGGTATTTTTCTGGATCAACAAATCTTCCAGCCATTGATTTACCAACTGGTCTTCCTTCTACAACTTTACGTCCAACATTAGGACCACGTTTTCCTTTTACTAAGGAAGAATGAATGTCTCCTGCATGAACGCTTGCTGCATGAAGTTTATTTCTTACGGAGTCTGGCATTTCAACATCTGTGTCTAGTGCATGTTGTACTGCGCCATGAAGAACATTATGTGTGTCCATGAATGCTGCAATCAATTTATGATCTTGCTTTTGGGCTGAATGCATTTGCTGCAATTTATCTAATACTTTAGTATAACGCTCACTATGAGCGGCATGAAGATCTGTCATTGCTTGTCTACAACCGGCCGGTACTGTAAATGTTCTTAAAGCCATAATATTCTCCGTACCATATTTATCAAAAATAGGATGTATAGGATTCGAACCTACTGCCACCTCGTTATAAGCAAGGCTGGGCCTCCTAGACCCCCACATCCCATGAATTTACAACCAATAAATATGACACTTTTTATTTGAGACATGACCATTTTCGTTCTTCAAAAGATAATTACTCTTTTGACGATCTTCATCATGTCCAAGTCGATAGTTTATCTGTTCTACTCCAAAAGTCAACATTTTTTCCTTCTCAAGAAGATCAATAATTTTTCTTGAAACTTCTGATGCTTCTGCTTCAGAACCAATCAAGGGAATATCAATATGAAGTCTAAACATGATTTCTCCTAATAGCACGGGTGGGACTCGAACCCACACTACACAGATTTTAAGTCTATTGACTCTGCCTATTGGTCTACCGTGCCAATGAATTACATAAAATTCTTTTCTGTATCCTTACCACAGAGTTCAATCTTATTAACTCGGTCTAGCATTTCTTTTTTTACATCTTCAAGTGCATAATATTCACGGTCTGAGCGTAGATCAGACTTTAGATCTTTAATATGAGTATGAAGAGATGAAATGTACATTCCTACAAAACCAAGGGTTGCGACACCAAAACCAAAGACATAAGGGTCCTTGAAATTAATGTCTGCTACATTAATAAAACCAAGAACAGAAATAGCACCAAGAATCAAAGAATTAGTTGTATTGAGTGAACGATAAATCATTTTTTTCCTTTTTAAAAATTAGTAATCAAGACGCTGAATACCTGAATCAGTAGTATAGTGTATTGTGTGAAAAACTTCAATACACCACGGTAAACATTTTTCACACGGCTTTGACATTCGTAGTTCTCCAAACCGATTAAACCGAATGTTAATCAAGTGCAACTTTTTTGCTTTTTGCTCGGAATTCAGTTTACGAAATGCATCCAATTCTGAGTGCATTTCTCCAAATCTGTAGCCAATCTTCCCTGCCATTGGATGTGTTTTAAAATAATTCATGCCAACGGCAATAATTCTTTTTTTGCAAATAACGAGAGATACATGCTTTTTTTGCCTAGGAATAGCCAGACACATCGGAAAAGCAGTTTGTAGATATTCTTCTACTTGAGTCAGTTGCATGAAAGTATTATAGCAATAAAATTATGGCACTCAACATGTTTATACATATTTTTATGTTAACATTTCTCCATTTTTTAAAAGAAGATCTTCTCCTTGAATCAAAATACCTATATGGCATTAATCATACAGATAGTGGGGCATGGAAAGATATTATAAAATTATCGGAAATTTTGGGTTATAAAACAAATCGTGGCTCTGGTGGTCATGTTCAAGTTCATCACCCAGAAACGGGAGAACGCATTACAACAATAAGCATTGGAAGTGGTGGATTGAAAAGACATAGAGATGCATTAAAACATATTCACGATCATCAGATGTCAATTGGTGGATTTAGTGGAATTGATCATACCATAAAAACAATTAAAAAGTCTTTATGAACTGATTTTAATGTATTGGATATAGGCTTCCCACGGATCTTCTTTATATACAGATTGTCCTGTTATTCCTGCTATTTTTTGTCCGTTTTCATCTAATTGAAAAACGGTGGCCCCAGAAGGCCCAGTAATTGCCCATATAACAGGATATATTAATATTTTTTCTTGAAATGCCATACTAATATTTAGTAAAAAGAAAGAGGGGGATTACCCGAATCCCCCCCTCTGACGGTCTAAAGGTAGCGAAGTTCCTTTTTCGCACGAACAGCGTAGTTCGCGAGCCCGTCTGCATTTATATTTATGGATATACATATTTTACTATGCCAATATGGATTCATAATTATCGACAATATCGAAATAAAATAGACGTTTTTCTTTATAACAATGATCCCGAAGTGTTTCCTCAATATGTTACGGCATCACCCATAGGATATAATCCAGAATTATTTACAAACGAAGAAACTATAACGGTAAACGGAGAATTACGAGGAATCACCGTTGATTTTTCTGGTTGTAGAGTTGGAGAAAGAAGATATGGTGATGCTGGAGGAGTTTGGTGCGGAGATGCCAATCAAGATGGAGTATACGAAGACGGTGAAGGATTTTTTGCATGTAAAAATAGCACCAATGGAGTTTTTCCATTTTGTAATTCATTTTGGATGTACAGTAAAGCACATGATCAGGGAACATGTGGAAGAAATACTGGAAGTATATCTGAACAATACGCCTCATCAGCAGGTGAAAATGTAGAAATCACACCACACGATCCATGTGGTTCTTTTTTAAAACAGTCATGTATATTTGATTCTTATTGGGCAGATATTGCAGGGTATAATCCACAACCATTTAAAAAAATAGATCCAAGAATACCAGAAAATGGAAAATATTGGAATAATACAAATTTATGGTATAGTGGTGGTTGGTATGGTGATGTTTTAGTAGAAAATGATGGTCCAAAATACGGGGAACCGGGTGGGTATGAATATGCCATAACTGTAGGACATCCAATTACCATGAGTCCCTGTGACACTACACTTAATTTTTGTTATTTTGATGAAATATTGGGTGGATTAGCTTGTAGAGAATTTGAGTGTCCAAAAAAGCAGTGGGAATCTATTTGGCAAACCACAAGTGAAATTTTGCTGGATGATACTACTAGACTTTGGTTAATGAAACCGGGACAAGAACCAATTCCACCACACATAAAAAGGTATAAAGTATTACAAGGACCAATTAGAAATAACTATCCATCATATGGATTTCATGAAAACTTTACTGTGACAAAATCAATTTCTAAAATACTGAACGAACAAACAAGATGGTTTGCGGATACCGATAAACCATATACATTTGGTATCGATCCTCAATTTCTCTATAGTTCAATAAATGATTCTGGACGAGAACAAATATTATTCAGTGGACAGGGAGATGATGGTGGTGCTGTATTTACTGTAACTCCGGATGGAGAAACAATTTATATAGGTAGACATGAAAATCGACATGGAACAAAAAATCCTAGAAACTTCGCATATTCTAGAAGTAATGTAGATCCAGTTAGATGTTCTACATTTAGCGATCTATTCATTAAAGACGAAAGAGATGAAGAATTAAAATTAAATACAAGATGTGCTTTAGATATTTATCATCGTGATGAAATTACTGAAAATAATGATATAGAATTATATGATCCATCACCGTCCTTTGTTTATTTTCAAAATGATCAATTGAATTTACTCAATAAACCAAAAATTAAAATTTATACTTTTCCTGAATTTGTTATAAATTTTGATGTTAACATAGAAAATATTTCGGATTTAAATAAAAAATATCCACTAAAACAAGTTCCATATCTTTCTAGAGAATCTAAAAATACATTTTTTGAAAATTCAGACAATATTATATTTCGTTCTAAAAAAATGCTACAAGCATCAGAGTTAAATGAACTTCAAGAAAAGTTTTATAAAAATCAATCATTGTTTATTGAATATGTAAAAAACTGGATCACATATTCAAAAATTTATAATCTTGATTCTTTGGGATTTTCAAAGACAATAAGTATAAATCCTAACAAACTTTTTTTTAATAGTATTATTCCAATTCATAATGATATGGTAAAAATAAGTAAAACTTCTTCAAATGAAGATTATATTGTTCAAATGCATTCTGGTTGGTATTTACTAATGACTGAAGCGTTTCCTATAAGAAATAGTTCGGGAATTCTTGAAAGTTTTGGTAGAACATTTAAAAATGATAATTTTTTTTATCTAACAGAAAATAAAACAATATCTATAAACTTGGCAAATTTAACTTCTTCTCAAACAAATTTAACAACTGTAAATATCAAACTTAGTAATATAATAAATTGTACAAACTATGAAGAATTAAAAGACAATACTAATGGAAATCTTCAAGTTTCTCCGTGTGGAGCAGATAGAAATTTATTATATTTTAAAGAACTAAAAAACGCAACGTATCCAACCCCAATAGTATTTGATACACCAGCAACAGTGTTTAACCCGTTACCAGAATTACCATTTTATCCCTATTTAAATCAAAATTTAGGAAGCAATTATTTATTAGTATCCACAAAAACAGCAGATACTGGAACATCATTCTATTTTGCCAATGATATTCCCATTGAACTTACTTAATTCAATTTTAAGTTCTTCGATTTGTTGTTTAAGTTTATAAACAAAATCATCCCCTCTATTTTCGTAGAGGGGATGATTTTTTAAAGGTGAGTCTTCAGTCTTGGAGAAATTGTTTTCCATGACCCTGCTCATTTAGTTGAGAAATATTTCTTTCTTTTGCTTCTTCAAAAATTTTATTATCTGCCTCAGTCCAACCAGTCATCCATTCGTGTCCTTGCATAGAACGAATAGTGTGTGGATTTTCTGACCGATGCTTTCCTGCGTAACGAGCTTTAAAACCTTCATCGAAACTATTTCCAGCATTATATTCACTCATTTTTTAAATTCCTTTTTATTTTTTTTGTTAAAGATACGATCCCAATTTTTAGACCATTTTTTGTAATCTATAGGCCTATATCTATCGCCTTTTCCTGCGCCATGTTTACCAGCCATAATCGAAACTCACTTCTTCCTTATTTCCAGAAAAAACAATATCAGCGTTTAAAAATTCTAAAGTTTTTGTAATAAATTGAGTCATGTGAAAAAAAGTTGAAAATTGATGTAATATACCTCTATAGTACAATTTAAATACGCCAATTGTTTCTAAAATATCACATTTATTTATGATGAGATAATCACAACCAGATAACTGCATAGATTCGATCAGTTTGTCCAAATTTAACCAATTTACTAGACGCTTTCGACCAGTTGTAGAACCATATTCTTGACCAAGTTCTATTATTCTATTTAATGTTTCATTTTGCCATAAAGTTTCCGGAAACAACGGGTCTACACCACTTTTTGTATCATAAATTTTTGCAACACCGATACTACGACCAATATGCTTTGGCGGAATTCCGAGAGAACATGCACCATATGGTAATGTTGTACTGCTTGTAACATAAGGATAATTACCATGATCAATATCCAGCCAAACACTCTGTGCGCCTTCACATAAAATTTTACCAGAGAGTCTACCATTCCATAGAAATTGTGAGTCAATCACATCTTTGGCTCGAATTCCACAGCGCAACATTTTATCGGCATAGCATGGTGCAATACCTTGACCAGTTGTTCCTAGTTTCTTTTTGAGTTCATTATTATCACGCTCAATATGCTCATCAGTAATAATGTGGGCATTTGGCGAAACCTTAATCAATGAAACATCAAACCCATTCTTTTCTAGGTAAGAAATTTCTTCTTGAAACTTCTTTACATGAAGAACACAACCAGGTCCTATGATTGATGGAACGCCTTGAAAAATTCCACATGGAATGATGTGTGTTTTATATTTTTTGTCCTTGATCCATACCGTATGTCCGGCGTTTGGACCCCCGTTCCAACGACACACATAGTCATAACGGTTAGCAATTGCATTGGAAATCTTTCCTTTGCCTTCATCTCCCCATGCTAAACCATAAATAACATCAGCATAATCAATCATATTAAACCTTTGTAATAATAATTCCAATTATAGCAATTAAACAACCAATTGCTGTTTTCAAATCCAACTTAACATTAAACAACAGAATTGGTAAAGTGACACACAAGATTGTTGCACCAACATCCCAAATCAAATTTGTAATAAACACATCTCTTGTTGCTTTTACATTTCGTATTAGCAACACCCACGCAGCAGTTGTTATCGCTGCTGCTAAAATAGAAACAGCATATGCTGTAAATGGCCTTTCTTGAAAATACTTGTTATAAGCAACATGGGCATATACCCAATTTGCAAAAGTTAATCCAAGTATTGAAAACAGAACATTTACAATCATAAACTCCTCCGACTGGATTCGAACCAGTGACATGGAAGTTAACAGCTTCCGGCTCTACCTACTGAGCTACAGAGGAAAAACATTCCCGAGTGGATTCGAACCACTGACCATCGGTTTAGAAAACCGATGCTCTATCCTGCTGAGCTACGGGAATTTACAACGGAATTATATCCGTTGTTTCAAATTTGTCAAGTTGAAAGTTTCAGACCAGCACCAGCACCCACTACAGGTCCAGCACTTGGAACTACAAGACCAGAGATCATTCCCTGATATTGATTTTTCATCTCTTCATCAATATCAACAACAAACATTACAAAACGATCCTCAATAGTAACACCATTGCTGTGCTGTTCTTCACTAACATACGGCATCCATTTTGCAAAAGCCAATTTTCCTTGACCCATTGGGAATAGAATTGCACATTCCTTTAAAATATGAATTTTACCATCGGCATTTTTATCACTATGCCATTTACAAATAATTTCTTCACCCGAACTCAAACGAACCAGTTTAATACTTGACATAATTACTCCATTATTGGCAATCACAATTGCCTAAAAGTTTTTTCCAAATGCTGCATTTACGTTTTTCAACAGAAACCTCGCAGCAAAGTTCTGTATATCCGCGAACTTTATTTACCAATTGAGGATTTTCTTTTGCTCTTGTATGAGCACGAATAACTTCACCATTAGTTAATAGAAGATCTATACATCTTCCATCAATTTGAATCTTAGCATAAAAATAATTTGTTTCCATAAAAAAATCCTCCAGTTTATTTATAGAAATAAAAAAAGAGTGCTGATTGACAGCACTCTTACCATTTACATGGTTTTATTCAGATGTTCAAAGAACGTAACGGCTACCGTCAGTTCGGAATCCGTATGTACGATCACCCGGATGAGTATCGATCATGACATAACGAGTCTTTCCGGTTGAAGAAACTTCAGTCTCAATTTGCCAATTGCCAAAACGTTCAACAAGTTCACGAATGTTGCTGATCGTTGCACGAAGATTGCGAACACCAAAACGGGCACGTGCCTCAGATGCGGTAAGAGTATTACCGTTTGCAAGATAATTAATAACCTTGCGAGTCTTGCTAAGAGTATTAGCCATAGTAAAGAATCCTTTAAGGCTTAATTTTAAAAAGAGTTTGTTGTAAGCCTCAACAACCAACATCCTCTTACTTGAGTTTATTATACAGAGTATTTAATTAGTGTCAACAGAATTGTTCCAAGAAATTGCGGTTTCTTCTGCCTTCTCTCTGCTTCTAAACGCAAACTTCTTTGTGAGAGTTTCGTCCTTGAAACATAGAACAAAAAAGATAATATCTTTCTCGTTATCATCGACAAAAGTAACATGAATCTCAGATGTCTTCATAATACGCCCACGGGGACTCGAACCCCGACTCACCGCCTTGAAAGGGCGGGGATTTAGCCGGTTAATCTATGGGCGCGCATTTAATTTCCAATGCCTCCAGTAGGGATCGAACCTACGACCTATCGGTTAAAAGCCGAATGCTCTACCATCTGAGCTATAGAGGCGTTCACTTGTACGGTGTTAATTATAACGTTAGTACCCTAGATGTCAAGTCATTTCCTATGTCTTTTTGTGATCCATTCGGCGAGCATCATTACCATTTCATTTAATTTGCCGCTCATAACTTCGTGAGCATCGTTTATTTTTTTAAACATTTCAACACTTCCACCTCGATCTGGGTGGTGCTGCAATGATAATTTTCTGAATGCTCTTTTGATTTCAGCGGGAGAAGCATTCCGAGCAATGCCTAAAATTTCATGTGGCTGTTCTTTGTGTTGCCATCTACTTCTTCTTGGTGGTGGTGCTTCACCAGATCCACCAGCACTTGCTCTTTGTCTGGCTCTTTCTCTGGCTTGCTCTCTTTGTCTTGTTTCTGCTTCTGCTTCTTGTTTTACCTTTCCTCCGTGATATTCGGCATACATGCGAGGATTTGCCATTGCTGCGACATAATGATGTCGCATTTGAACTTCAAAATGTTTCATTAAATTTCTTCTGTCATCATCAGATAAATTTGGTATTGACATAATATGGACGGCAGCATTTTTTTTACCAGATGTAACCGCATCAATTGTATTTTTTCTTTGTTCAGCATTAATCCCGCTGCGATCAAAACCATGTTCTTTTGCAAAATCCGTGCCATGTTCTCTACGAGAAAATATTTGTCCAACAAAATAATTTTTAAAATCAGAGGCATGATGTGTTAGTGAACCCAACACGCTCCTAAAATGTTTCATACCATGTCCTATAATATCTTCATAATAATGAGTGTGTTGACCACCAGAATGATCTATATGACTTGGTCCCAAATGAAGATGTTTTGCAAATGGATGAACATCTGAAAGAACACCAATATGAGAAGATATTTCATGCATTTGTTTTTGTTCAAAACCACCAGCATTTTTGTCCCATTCAACAAAATGATCATGAGGATGCATTTTATTATTTGAATAGTTTTTTATCATTTCTCTCACTCTGTCTGGTTGAATTAAACTTGGAACAATGTGATGGGGACTGCTGTATCCAAAATCTGATGGTTTAACACCAGAAAATCGAGTTTTGAATTGTTGCTGTGCGTGATTCACAAACTCTCCAGAAACTTTTCCTAATCCACCGATAACAGTATCATGCATAGTTTGTCGTGCCATTTTTGTAATAGACGAGAGATGTTTTGCTGCTTCGGGAGATAGTTTATATGAATCATCAGTAGTACTGCTAAAATGATCATGAGCCCTACCAGCAGCACCTATTGCCGCATGAAACAAATTAGTAGATTCTTCAGTTTGTTGTTTTATTCGATCTGCTGCTCTCAAATTACTAGTATTAGTTTCTACTCGTTGTTTTTCTCTTTGTAGTTTTTCATTCTCTGCACGAATTTCATTATGAACTCGCATATGTGCAGTGTGATAATAATGACCTTCGGCCGCCGCAGATATTTTCAATTGTTGAATATGTGCCGTTGTGTCTTCTGCCGCTTGTTCATGACTTCTTCCTAAATTTTTCCGTAAGTTAGTATAAACCACTTTGGCAAGTTTTTTATAATCATCCGCTGATCTACCATGAAAATCTCTTCCAAATAATGGTCCAGTTCCGGGCTTCCACCCCAATGGATGCCCAAATTCTGGATGTAATCTACCAGAGGATGCAAGTTGTCTCACATAATTTTTTTGTTCTGACGATAGTTTAGCAAATGCATCATTAGGATGTTCTACTGTCCACTGATGAGTCCCATGTTGCTGAACAGAACCAATTTCTTCATTTAATATCTTTTTGATTAATTGTTTGTGCTTTTTCTTCATACATTCTATGTATTAACAAAAAAAAACCCAGCCATATGGCTGGGGAGTCGTTTACCATGACTCTTTGGGGAGGCGTCGATTCTCCTTACGACGAGAGTTTTATTTTCAATGCACATCAGATTACTCTGAACTGTGTACATCAACTGCGTTTAAGGAGAGCAGGCTCCTTATAAAATAATTAATATACTTTGGTTCATAATGTTTAATACATGACAATCCTTATTTACAATGGGATAGATGGGAATCGAACCCATACGCCCGCAATGGGCGGCAGATTTTGAGTCTGCTGCGTCTGCCAGTTCCGCCACATTCCCGACATTCATGCTGCTATTGTAGCACCAGTCTGCAATCCGTCAAGATACCACTTTGGAATTTTATTTTCAGGCCATATCGCAAAACGGCTTTTTGCACCAATATAGTATGCTCGGTATGCTTCGACCGCGTTTTCTCTTTTATACTCATCTGGCATTGCTTGAGCAAATGGTGGTAGTGGCACCAATGGAATATTTACTGGAAGATGTATTAAAGAATACTGCACCAATGAATCATATGCATGAATTTTATTGTAGCGAGCCTCATATACTTTAAGCATTTCTTTTACATGAAGCCAAAGCCAATGATATGCGGCAGCAGATGAACGAGTCCAAATAGTACAAGGATGATTTACCATTGTACACCGAAGAAGTGACGGAAAGAAAAAATCTTTTCGGGAGGTTTCGTAGGTTTTGAATTTACGCCCATTTTTTCCTATACGAGTAATTTGTGTACCATCTAACACATGATGTGCAGTTGATAGTAATTGACAAGATTCAAGAATCATCTTGACAACATGTTTGTTACACATATCCCATGCTGCTTGCGTGGGATCTTCATCTAAAACAAAAATATTCATCGACCTAGTTTTTGTTTTACAATTTTTGGTAATGAGCCTTCTTTGTCCAAACGATCTAATGTTTTTTTGCTTGCGTTTAAAAGTAACAATTGATCACGACGCTTTCGAAGTTTTCTCCGACGACTAACTCTGAGTTTGTTTTTCTTATCAGTGCTGTTCATAATGAATCTCCATAAACGGTATTAAGTTGACGATTAACACGAATAAATGTACAACATTTTGGTAAATCTTTCAAGTGTCTTGCACCAACATAAGTACAAGCAGATCGAACTCCACCTAAAATTTGTTGAACTGTTTCTTTTACAGGACCTTTTGCATCTAAATATACAGTTTTTCCTTCTGCTGCTCTATATGATGCAACTCCGCCAAAGTGTTTGTCCATGCATTTTTTTGATGACATTCCATAAAATGGGATTTTTGTATTTCCATTTTCATCTTTTAAAGGATCAATTTCAGATTCTTCATGTCCTGCTAGCATCCCACCTAGCATCACAAAATCTGCGCCGGCACCAAATGCTTTTGCCACATCTCCCGGTATAATACAACCACCATCTGCTAACACATGTGCGCGAAGACCATGTGCCGCGTCGGCGCATTCCATGATTGCGGACAATTGTGGATAACCAACTCCTGCAACCTTTCTGGTTGTGCAAACGCTACCAGAACCGATTCCTACCTTTACAATATCAGCACCAGAAAGAATAAGTGCCTCTGTCATTTCAGGAGTTACAACATTTCCTGCAATAATAATTTTATTAGGAAATAAATGACGAATTCGTTTAACATAATCTACAAATTTTTCAGTATATCCATTGGCAACGTCAATACAAATAAATTTTATAGTTGTGCATATTTTTAAAATATCTGTTGCTTTTGATATTTCTTGATATGGATCATGAGTCATGCCAAGAGTATAGATTAAATTTTCACTATGAAAAAATCCATTTGCTAATGAATTTTCATAAAAAGAAATCCATTCTTCGACTGAATAAAATTTGTTAATAGCACATAACATGTTATATGGTTCTAAACTTGTCGCCATACTAAATGTTCCAACTCCTTCCATATTTGAAGCAATAATTGGAACACCATCCCAAGTTAAACCACTTAAAAATTTAAATGTCCTTGTTAATTCTACTTGTTTTCTGCTAATTAATGTGCTACGTTTTGGGCGAATTAAAACATCATTAAAATCCAATTTTATATCATTTTCAATTTTCATAAGTAATCACTCAAAATAATCTTTATAGTTTTTATTTTCTATTTTTTTTGCTTTCGGATAATCAGACGGAGGAAGAAGATTTAATACATTATGAACTCTCTTCATTATTTTTGCAAGAGAATTATATGTAATTTTATCCATAAGATATTCTTCGTATGCTTTAACGGCATCGCTACTGGCGTCTATTAAAGATTCTACCCATTCATCAGAGTGCGCTTGGTGTTTCTTGTTGAACATAAGAATCCCCCGAGACATTTTCAAACAGAGGCAATTTTTCATTGACTCTATTATATCTATTCATAATGTCTAGAGATTCTTGTAACATTTGTATTAAAGATTTTACTTCATCTGAAGTATAACCAGCCATATTGTCTTCAATATTCCAATCTTCTAAAACTAAAAGACTTGTTCCATCTCCCGCATCAATTAATTTTGCGGTTGGGGACTGCACATATTCAAAATTATTCATCATATTATTCTCCTGATAAAACTTTTATTGTTTGGATTGAATCATAATAAAAACTTTTCCAATCTCTACTCATAACGTCCCAAACTGGAATCAAATCTTTATATCCATGTGGATTTGATATAACTTGTGAAATTAAAAAGTTTTTGTACTCTCTTGGAAGTTTTTTAATATTTCTGGTACATTTTAACGAACGAAATTGTCCATTCAATTTTTTTCTAAAAAGAACTTGGCAAGTATAAGTATCTAATTGTTTTATAACCCAATTAATTGATGGATCTATTATTCTTTTTGTTTCTTTATTATATGAATCAACGATAATAGCAAGCATTATAACACCTCATCCCATATCCCTCCAACTATTTTTGAAGAGTTTAAATCACCAATAGATTTTTCTGATGCATCTATTCCAAACATATGACCTAATGCATTTGCATGATGCACTATTGTTCTTCTGTGGTGCTCTAATTCTTTTATATTCTTTTCATGTTCTGCCGCTAATTCTTGGTGATGGTGGGCCTGCAATTGATGTTGTTCTATACTATTTCCTAAAGGAATAGATTTGCTCAATGAATTCATTGTGTTTTGTTTCATTGATCTCAAAGAATCTACAGCCATTTTATGAGACTGCCTCCATCTTTCTCTATGTTTTTCAATTGAAGAACTCAATCCGTCGTGTAGTGTTTTTAAATACAAAAGATATTTTGATGGTTTTTTACTAAAAGCCCGATCTACTAAATATTTAACGGAATGTTCTTGTTTTGGGTGATGCTGTGGAATTGGTATGAGTGATTTTCCAATTCCTAATTGATGAGTTAAAACTTCATTTCCCCTATATCCACCTTGTATAGAATACTCAGATATGCCATTTTTATGAATTGGTTTATTTGTAAAAAAACCAAGAGTTATTAGATGTTTAAATATAGGCATATGAACATCATCATGAATTATTTCATGATGAAATCGATTTGCAATATATCTTGGCGAGGACTTAAAATCTCTCATTTCTTTTAGTATTTTTTTTGTTTTATCATTCATAAAAATCTGGATTTTGTTTTCCATACATTCTTACAATTCTACCCGCAATTGCATTTGCTTCGTCTTCGTGTGGTGATCCAGTAGAACCATCTAGTTCATCTGTTTTTTTATGTTGTGCTGCATGAACCATTTCATGTGCTATACTTCTGCAAATATCAAATGCTGCTCTACCTTTAATATAAACTTTTATTTCACCATTATTCATGTTGTAACTTGCTGTTGTCATATTCGATTCTCTTTCTGGAAGAAGAATAACTTTTGGTATTTCAAGATTTAAAAATTTAGCAGCAAATTTTACAAAGTCATCAATTTGACTTTGTTTTTCATATTGTTCTACAATAAATTTTACGAAATGTTTCATAAAAGTATTTATTCAAAAAGAAACCTCCCGATGCGTAGAGCGGGAGGTCGGGCCTGAGATACGATCTCAAGCGGGGTTATTATTATTTAGGTTTATTTTTACCACATTGACATGGTTTTTTTGTAGTTTTTTGGTCTTGTTTTGGAACCGAAACTGATCTAAAATTTATAGAATTATTTGGTTTTTTTGGTGTCATTCGCAGTTCCATTTTCTAAGAGATTTGTTGATTCTAGAATTTGGATCTCTTGCAGTCTTTGCTGAAGTTAGTTTTGCTTTCATACCCTTCATGCGAGAACAAAAAGATTTACGCCGCTTTGCTGCTTTTGATCCTGGCTTTAGTTTGCTTGGTTTGGTTGTAACAGCAGTCTGTAGTTTTGAGCCTGGATTCTCTCTGCGGTATGACTCAACACCCTTTTTATTCAATCCGCCTTCTGGGTCTTTGCCTTCTTTGCGTTGCCAAGCAGCAGACTTCTTTTCGTCTAGTTGAACTTGTTCTTCCATAGAACCAGCCAACTTTTTTATTTCTTCTGCTGCTTTTTCATCATGGGTGAAATGCTTTTCTGCTTGGGCAGCGGTCGGATTCTTTTTTCCTATATGCCTTCCAACCAATGCAGCAATCTTCTCTGATTGGTTCTTTGCGGCTTCTTGCATAATACCACGAATAATAGTTTCTGGATTCTTCATAGTTTCTCCTAATGTATGTAGTTTTCATAAATACTTTGATGAAGCACTTTTGCCAATACTTACAAGAGAACCTAACTCTCCAATATCATGATGAGTTGAATTCCAAATTATGGAAGGGCGATTCATTGAAGCCGGTTGTTCGAAAAAAGATGAT